GAACGGGATTTTGCTTACAGCAACGCAGCGTTTAACGCTCAGGAGCTGTATGCAAAACTCCCACACGCTTTAGATCACGATTATTTGACGCGCAAAAATGTCAAATCACACGCAGCACTGCGCATTTATGACGGCAAACTCGTTATTCCTGTTTATGGCGTGGGTGGTGAAATCCAGTCGCTTCAATATATTGCCACCGATGGCACAAAACGCTTTTACACGGGCGGTAAAATGCAGGGCGGTTACTTCACTATTGGTGAGCCGTCCGACATGGTAATCATTGCCGAAGGATTTGCCACCGCCATGACAATCCACGAAGCCACAGCACAATGTGTTGTGGTTGCGTTTAACGCTGGGAATTTAAAGCCAGTGTGCGACATGGTGCGCAGTCAGTACAAAGGCAGGGTGATTATATGCGCGGATAACGATGCAAGCGGTGTAGGTATTGAAAAAGCCAATAAATGCGGGGTTGAAGTAATCCACTCGCCTATTGTTGGTGAAGATTTTAACGACATGGCAAAACGCGCAGGCATATTAGCGGTTGCGGATCTCATTATTGGCAAAAAGCAAAACCTGTTTGTTTCAGTCCATGATTTGATGGCAAGCACGACACGCGCTGACTGGGTGATTAAAAACCTGCTAGAGCGTGGCTCAAACACGTTATTGTTTGGTGAATCTGGGGCGTGTAAATCGCTGATTGCGATGGATTGGGCGTTTTGTATTGGCAGAGGGATTCCGTGGCACGGTCACAAAACCAAAAAAGGCACGGTGGTGGTTATTGCTGGGGAAGGGCATCGAGGGCTTGCAATGAGGATGCAAGCTCTCAAACAAAAATACAACATGAATCCTGATAACATTTATTTTAGCACAAAAAGCGTTAATTTGCTCGATACAGACGCGGTGATGCGTGTAGCCAGTATATTAGATGGGTTAGGCTTAGAAGAGCCACCATGCGCCATTTTCATAGACACAATGCACAGAAATATGCACGGTGACGAGAATAGCAGTGAGGATATGGCGATATTCTTGGCTAACATGGAATTATTGGCTAAAAAATACAACGCAGCCATTGTTCCAGTGCATCATAGTGGTCATGGCGATAAGGGCAGGGCGCGTGGAAGTTCAGCCATTAAAGCAGGCATGGACGCAGAATTTTGCATGACAAAGAAATCTAAAATGGAAGTCACGCTGTCATGTACCAAATCAAAAGATTTTAGTGCAGGCAATAATATGGATTTTAGAATAAAAGTGGTTGATCTTGAGGGTGATTGCTTTTATGACGATGACGAGCAAAAACAGATTGAGGGCGTTTATTTGGAATATGTTGGCGTTGGTGAGGAGAAAAAAGAGTTATCCGACAAAACAAAAAAGACGTTTGACGGGTTAAAAATGGCAGTTGAAAAAACAAAAGTAGATGGGAAAAAGTATACATTGGAAGAAAAAGATCATTTTGTGGTGACGCTTGAACAATGGAGGCCATTTGCATTTGAATGCTATGCTGTAAAAAACACAGGACGACACGCAGGCTGGTTTAGGGAAGGAGTAAAAACCCTTATAGAACAAGGTCTTGTCGAAAATAATGGTCAATGGTATTGGGAGAAAATATAGTATACATACATATACATTTGTATACTTTTGTATACTGTATAGTGTTGGCCAAAAAGTATACATACATATACACCTCTCTTTAAAGAGGTGTATATGTGTATAGTGGCTTGTATATTTAGTTGTATGTATAAAAAAATAAAAACACAAACATTTTAAAATGTAGTATAATTATTTTGGGTTGTGATAAGCCTAATCAACAAGTGATTAAACAAAACCGAATTTAAAGTTAGAGCCGAAATCACTCGCGGCAATTATCACCTAACTTCAAAGACGGTTTTTTTTATGGGTAAAATAAAATGAAAAATAATTTTTATTATGGTGTTCCACCTAAAAATGATGCGTATTTTTGTGTTGGCTCAATTGAATATCATGGAAGTTGGGACGCATACATTTCAAGTTTTGTTAATGAATCAAATAAATCATGGATAAATTTTAAATTAGTTTTTAATGGCAAAAGAAAACATAAAGCCAATTTTTGGCTGGCTTATAATTACGATGAAAATCGTTTTGCAGATAATGTTTGTTATAGAGCGTTAATTGAAAATTATATTGATTTTATGCCAAAAATTATTTCTTTTGTAAATGAAAATAAAAATTGCTTTAATGTAATAAAATAGTTTTACCCCAACCAACCCAGAAATCACTTTATGGCGATTTATCAATAACTGGGTTGGTTGGTGACAGCTTGGAAAGACAAGCACTATCAAGCATAGCGTTTGAGCTTATGTGTTATAAGTGCCAAGGCAGGCTTAGATGCTATGACTTGATAGTACGCGCATAGCGCACCGGTAATGGCCAGACGCTCAGAAATAGGAGACTTGGGATTGGCTGAAAGTACGCCAACGAATACTGAGATTATTATCAACAAAAAACACGGCCACCACTCATTGCAGTTTATGGCGTGGTGGTTTTTTAACTATGAAGAATTAAACCTTAACGCGTGTCCTCTCGCACGGGAAAAAGACGGGAGCAGTTATCGCATCGTGTTTCTTGCAACGCTTCTTCGGTGTGTTATGGTTTAATTACTTGATGGTTAACTTAAACAGGAACAAGAATGAAAAATACACTGACAGATTTAAACAATCATTTATTTGCTCAAATGGAAAGATTGAGCGAAGAATCATTAAGCGTTGAACAACTGGCTTTTGAAGCAGAACGCTCAAAAAGTTTGACAATTATTGCGCGTACAATCGTGGATAATGCACGTTTAGTCCTTGATGCACAGACACGCATTAATGACATCCCAGAACGCAAAGAGCTACCTGCTATTTTAAAATGAACAGTGGACGGTTTCAGAAAGGGTTTACGCCTTGGAACAAAGGCGTTAAAAAATCAACTGGTGAATCAAAAACTCGATTCAAAAAAGGAAATGAAACATGGAACACTCGACCATTAGGTGATGAGCATGTTGATAATGATGGGTATATTCGTGTTAAAGTGGCTGAAACAGGAACAAAAAAAGAACGTTGGAAATTAAAGCATCGTTTGATTTATGAGCAGCATTATGGCGAAATATCGCCAAGCATAGTTATTAGGTTTTATGATAACGACAAACAAAATTTTAATATTAAAAATTTATATGCGGTAACAAAAGGCGAAAACGCTGTTTTAAATCGTTTAAAATTTGCAAATGAACCGCTTGAATTAAAACCGACAATATTGGCAATGGTTAGAATGTGCTTAAAAGCTAAAATACCTTATAGGGTTTCCGCACAGTAGGGGGAAATATGGAAAATAAAAAATTATTACCTAAACAAAAGGCTTTTTGTGAGCATTATGCTACCAATGGTAATGCGACAGAATCAGCTCGTTTAGCTGGTTATAGTGAAAAAGATATAAATACAAACGCCTCAAAATTACTGCAAAATACTACAATTAAAGAATATATTGCAGAATTAGCAAATCCGATTGAAAACAAACGCATTGCAAACGCAAATGAGATTAAAGAATTTTGGTCAAGTATAATGCGTGAAAATGTTGAAAAAATGAATGATAGATTAAAAGCAAGTGAACTGCTTGCAAAGTCGGGTGGTATGTTTATTGATCGCGTAGAAATACAAGAAACAAGCATGACAGACGTTTTAAAAGATTTAGTCAATAAACTTCCTGACTAATGAAAACAAGACAGCAAACGCAGCTAGAAAATCAGCACAATCGGTGGTACAAGTTAATTGACCACCCTGTTCAGTTAGCATTGATTAAAGCAGTCGAAAACGGTGTTAGATTCCCAGTTGTTCCAGCAGGTAGACGTAGCGGCAAAACAGAACGATTCAAACGGTTTTTAGCAAAGCAAGCAATGCTAAATGATGGTGAGAAATACTTTATTGCTGCGCCAACATACAGCCAAGTTAAAAAGATTTACTGGCAAGATATGAAAGCACTCACGTTTTCATGCACTCATGATAAAAAACCAAGTGAAACCGATTTAATTATCACGCTACCAAACGAAACTGAAATACATTTAATTGGCTTAGATAAGCCTGAACGTATTGAAGGTATTGCATGGACAGGCGGCGGCATTGATGAAATTGCAGATATTAAATCAAATGCGTGGGCTGAAAACATACTGCCTGCATTAAATACCGTTCACCCTTTGCGCCCTGATTATCGCGCTTGGTGCTGGTTGCTTGGTGTTCCCGATGGTTTAAATCATTATTATGAGATGGCAGAATATGCCAAAAACAGCGGTGATCCAGACTGGGCGTTATATCATTGGAAAAGTAGCGAGATATTGCCGCCAGACGTGATTGAATCAGCTCGTAGAGTAATGAGCGAAAAGCAATTTAAACAAGAATTTGAAGCAAGTTTTGAAACTGCAAGCGGTAGAATTTATGAGGATTATTGCAGTGATAATTATACTGATGAAACCATAAAAGAACATGAGCAATTATGCTGGTATCATGACTTTAACTTTACGCCATTATCCAGCGGAATAGGCGTTATCAGAGGAAATAACATTTTATTGCTTGATGAAATTATTTTAATCAGTGCAGTGGCGCAACAGTCAGCCTTAGAATTTGTGGATAAGTTTAAAAATCATAAAAATAAACATGTTTTAATTTATGGCGATCCAGCAGGAAAAGCAGGGGAAAAACACGGACACGCCTCAGACTATACTGATATTGAACAAATATTAAGAGATAATAAATGGAGCTACTCAAGAAGAGTAAAGCCATCAACTAGATCAATAAAAGACGGACAAAACGCAGTAAGAGCAAAAATACGCAATGCAAATAGTGAAAACTTCATATTTGTTAATACAAAAAACGCGCCATACACTCACAAATCATTATCAACAGGTCAGTTAAAAGATGGCTCTACGTTTCTTGAAGCTGATAGTGATTATCAGCACATTGGCACTGCTATTCGTTATTTCATTGATTTTGAATATCCGATTATTAATAATCGCCCTAATTTAGCTACAATTACAGGAATATAAAAATGGCAGTCGACACTAAACACAGCGAGTATCACGAATATTATGAGCAGTGGGAGCGATGCGAACACGCGTCAGAAGGGCAAGACGAGATCCACGA